ATGATACGCAATAGGTATAGAGATAAGCTTGTTAAAATATGCATGAATAATGCAACAAAGGAAGGGTATAGTACAATGGATATGAATAGAGATTGCCAAGAATACGTCGACTTAATTAATGGGACACCTAACGGATGGGGACAATATATGCACCCTGTTTACGGACAAAGCCATAGTTTCCTAAGGGTTATATATAATCGTTGGGGTAAGGATAATGTCGATAACGTATTAATGGATATATGGGAAAAAGCGAAAGGTGAAACCAATGTTAGTTAAAGAAGCAATTGAATTCGGTAAAGTATCCAAGGGTAATTCTAAAATGCCAGGGACAAGCTACGCCATTGACGCATTCGCTTGTAAAACAGGTTCAAAGCTTGCCATGGTTAAAGGTACTCCATGCAATCAATGCTACGCTAGGAAACTGCAGAAACTGCGCCCTAGTGTAGACAAAGGATGGAAAGCTAATCTGGAGAAGTGGAATAGAGCCAGGACGGAACAATGGGTTCAGGCAATGGTATTTCAAATAGAACGTAACGGGACAAGTTACCATCGCTGGTTTGATAGTGGTGATTTACAGTCTAAAAAGATGCTAATGGCCATTGTACGTGTCGCTAGGTTAACACCTCAGGTCAACCACTGGTTACCTACTCAGGAACGCGATATGCTCAAAGGGGTTGAATTGCCGGATAACCTAGTGGTTCGCCTGAGTGGTTCTAAGGTTAACGGTATCGCCCCTAATGGACTCAATACGTCTACTGTATTTGACAAGGTGGGGGAAGCTATAGGGCATGAGTGTCCAGCACCTCAACAAGGCGGTAAATGTGACCAATGTCGTGCATGTTGGTCTAAACAGGTCAAGAATGTAGCCTATAGGAAACACTAATAAAGGAGATTAGAACAATGTTTTTATTCAGGCGATATATCGAATATAATAGAGGTCAGCGTTTTAAAGTAACTACAATTGTAGTTGCGGGGATTAGATTGCTAAAGATACGCAAGAAAATTAGGCGCAGGGATAGAGTTAACTGGATAGAGGTAATATTATGAGTAGTGAGAAAAGGAATAGCAGCTATGCATAAATTATATGAAGATTATGTTATTTTTGTATTGCTATTTTTGCGGCAGTAGTGTATAATTAAATTCTTCATTAACTCGTTTAAACTAAGATTGGAGTAATGTGTTATGACTATTAAACAGAAGAACGTAATCAGCAAGTCACGGGATAAAGATAACCCATATGCGATTTTTAAGGGTATTGGTCCATTTGGTGACACTGAGGTAAGAGTACTTAAAGCATACCAAAAACCCGCCTTAGAGAACGAAAACAACTATGCTCGTTGGTTCATTGCGGTCAAATCAGACTACACATACGACAGATATGACCTTGGGGACAGTTATATCAATGATTGTGTTAGAGGGTTAGAATTAACCTTTGCCAGTGATCAGTTTAAAGAGAACTATTGGTATGATTTCAACGACTTACAACAAAGGGCTGGTTTCTTTGTTAAGGTGTCACAAAGGGAGGATTAGAAAACAGGCAACTAATCAGCGGTTGAACATCAATTTTTTCAATGGTGGAAAAGTTGACATAATGAAAGGAATAAAGTTATGAGTTCGGAGAAAAGAACGGCTAAGAATAAGTATCGTTTAGGATGGCAAGAATACGGTAATGCCGAAGAATTGCTTGACAAGTTAGACAAATTAGTAGTAGAACCTATGAGAAATGCAGTAGAACTAGATGGTGATATGTACCTTAGTGACTTTAGAAAACTCACGGCTGCAAGCTGGACATTACAGAATAGGAAAGAGTAGACCAATGAATGAACTATATTATGATATATTTACCAATGACAAAGACGAAATCATTGACGATCTATGGGAATATGAACTCCATTTTATTGCCCATGCCGACATAATGAAGCTTGCTGAAAGCCATTTTAAGGAGGCTCTAAAGGGTATGTCGATGCAGGAAGTACTGGACCACCATAAAAAAGTGATAGGGGACAGAGACAATGCGCTGTAGGATATGCGATAAACGTTTAGCCCATGACGAATTAACTATTAAAGACGATAATGGTGAGTTTAGGGACACTTGTTCGATCTGTAATCAAGTGACAAATAAGACACAGTTAGAGGATAATTCTCTGTTTGATCCACTAGGTTTGAAAATACCTATTGACATTATAGACGAATGGGAGTAGAATAACTTAAGTAGTCATAAGGATAACTTAGTTTGATAACTTTAAGTTTATACTCCTTATGACTACTTAAGACAACTTAAGAAGAGAGAAAAGCAATGGTTAAAAAGCAACGGAAAGTACTTAAGAAGAGAAATTACCAGAAAGTGATTATGGATAGGTATTATCGGCCTAAGGTTTTTCGGCATCGTAAGCGGTCCTTAGGAGCTAAAGACGCCGATCAACAGATTAGAGATTTTTACAGAGGAGTAGACTAATGCAGTATCAAATTTTTGTAGTCACCGAAGAGGTCTGGAAGAGTGTTAGTATAGGTGCTTACTTCCAGGGTGGTATTTGTGTAGACGGTACTTATGACGATGAGCTTGACAAACATCTTCTAATTACCCGGCATAGTGACGAATTAGGGCGCATCGAGCCAACGGAGCCACTGGGTAATGAGTTATGAAACTGTTTTTCACAGTATACATAATGTTCATGTCGAGTAATGGACAATTACAGTGGAAACCTTTACCTTATTCCCCTATTGCAATGACTGAGGACGTATGCGAGAATACAGCAAGTAGGATTAGGTACACAATGGGGAATAAGAGCTACATAGCGGGACACCATAAGCATACAATGACTTTGGTTTGTCTCCCCTATAGGCTACAGAGGTCCATCAAGGGTGAAGAGGAACTAAGTAGTGATAAAATTAACTAAACCACAACGTACTGAGGTTAACGAGAGGCTAAAGTACATCAAGGAACATGACCTAGGTGCTACGTCCAGTTTCCTAATGATTAATAACGTAGTTCATAATTATGATGTCGCACTTGAGATACTAAAGAAGGAAGGACCTAAAGATGCTTAATGAAACAAATGAATATACCGAAGCATTTGACCAAGGGGCCGACTGGCAATTGACTAGATGCACTGAGATTGTCAGTCAGGTAATCCGTTTACAGACCATGGTAACCCCTGACGATGAAAAACTAGTGAATAAGTTGCATACTATTATAGAGATGATGGAGTGTAGAGAATAAAACACTTGACAAACAAAATTAGACATGCTATTATATTGGTAGTTAATCAGAAAACAGGAGTTAAACACATGACACAATTACAAATGTTGAATAAACATTTTAACGCAGGTCGTAGCATCTCGAACTATGAAGCACGTGACCTGTACCGCATTATTTCACTGTCTCGTCGGATTAATGATCTAGAGGAACAGGGAGTAGTGATCAACCGGGTTCGTAAGACAGACCCTACCGGACGTAAGTACGTTCGTTATTCCAAAGCAGCCTAAGGAGGGCTAAAGATATGATTACAGAGGGTATCGTGGCGTTTTCTGATCTTCAGGAAACAGAAAAGTTTAATGGTCAGGACACTGGCAAATACAGCATCGTCCTCACCCTTGAGGCAGAGGAAGCCGAAGCGGTGGAGAGTGAAGGTGTCCACCTTAGGGAATACCAAAACCAGAAGCAACGGAAGTTTGTAACTAAGTATCCTGACTTTCAGGTACTGGATGTGGAAGGTGAACCTACCAGTAAACAGATTCCCTATGGTTCCAAAGTTAAGGTCATGTGGACTCCGGGTAAGGCACACCCTACACACGGTGTGGCTCCGTACTTCAAGAAGATCAAAGTCTTGGAGTTAGCCATTCATGATACTGACGATGTGGATGATGAGGACTTTTAACTAACACACCGTAGGAGAGCTATAGTGGAGAGAGGGGAGGAAGTGTCCTGTGTCCTTGATCAAGAGACTCCCTCCCCGCCAATGACTACTTAAGGAGAACACAAGTGCTACAGAAAGTTGAAAGCAAAGAGATACGTAAGGAGCCTTGTCCTAGGTGCCGTGAGTCAGGGCATGACCGTAAGGGTGATAACCTAGGTGTCTTTGACGATGGTCATGTGTACTGCTACAAATGTGGTCACTATGCCAATGGTAATGGAGTAACTACAAACGTAGTTGAACATAGAGAGAAAGGTAATTTTGAGATGTCCGGTGTAGCTGGTCCAATTAAGGACAGACGTATTTCACAGAGGATTGTGGAGAAGTTTGGTGTTACCTTGGAGTACAAAGGGACTGATATAGTTAAGCACCACTACCCTTACTACAATAGAGATACTGGTAAAATGTCCGGTGTCAAGACTAGAATTGTGAACAACAAAACATTCCCTTATCAAGGGGACTCAAGCAACTTAGCTTTGTTTGGTCAACATCTGTACGGTGAGGGAGGTAGGGCAGTCACCATCACTGAGGGTGAGATCGACGCCATGGCAGTCAGTGAGATGTTCGACGGTAAGTGGCCCGTAGTGTCCATTAGGACTGGTGCGGCAGGTGCAAAGACTGACATTAAAAACAACCTAGAATGGCTTGAGAGCTTTGAGTCCATAGTACTCTGCTTTGACAATGATGATGCCGGATCGAAGGCTTTGGATCAAGTGCTACCTTTGTTCTCTCATGGTAAGGCCAAGGTGGTTAAGTTACCCCTTAAGGACGCAGGGGAGATGCTTGTGCAGGGTAAGCTACAGGAGTTCACAAGGGCTTGGTGGGACGCAAAACCCTACAAACCCTCTGGGCTAATCAATGGGGCCGACCTCTATGATCGTATCATTAATTCCCCTATTGTGGAGAGTGTCCCCTATCCATGGTCCTGCCTTAACATACTTACTCACGGGTTCAGACCTAAGGAGTTAGTTACCTTTACGTCAGGCTCTGGCATGGGTAAGTCTCAGGTGACCAGAGAGTTAAGCCATTATCTACTACGGCAGACCAGTGATAACATTGGCATTATGGCGCTTGAGGAATCCGTAGACCTAACGGGTAAGGGTATCATGTCCATTGAGGCTAACCTTCCACTGCCTACACTCAGGAATGACCCGGACATACCAAAGTCTGATCATATTAAATGGTTCAACATGACCTTAGGTACGGGTAGGTTCACCTTGATGGAGCATTTTGGCAGCACCGGAGAGGACAATCTCCTGTCCAAGCTAAGGTACATGATTAAAGGGACTGACTGTAAGTGGGTCATTATCGACCACCTAAGCATCATTGTGTCTGATCAGGAGAACAACGACGAGCGTAAGGCTATCGACAGTATTATGACTAAGTTCCGTACCATTGTGGAGGAGACTGGTGTAGGTATCTTCCTAGTGTCCCATCTTAAGAGGCCTGACGGTAAGGCCCATGAGGACGGCGGTAAGATTTCACTTGGTCAGTTGAGGGGTTCAGCCGCCATAGCTCAGTTGTCCGATATGGTCATTGGGTTAGAGAGAGATCAGCAACATGAGGACCTAACCATACGTAACACCACTACCGTAAGGGTACTTAAGAATCGCTACAGTGGTGAGACCGGACCTGCTTGTTACCTTTTGTACGACAGGGATACAGGGCGTATGGTAGAGACTTGTAACCCAGAGACAGGGGACGTTGATGATGAAGAATTTTAAAGCATGGGCCTCAGTTTATTCAAAGGGTAAGTTCTATGCCGATATGGGAAAATGGAATAAACAGATTTACTTAGATAACAGATGTGATTCATCCTGTGAATGTTGTTGGACTAAATACCCTATAGAGTTATTACATTTCCATCACCCTGTCCCTGCCGACAAAGTAATGAAGGTAGACGTAACGAGGTGGAGAGGGGTTAAAGGGCCTTCACAAAAATCCCTTGACGAAGCCAATAAATGTGTGGTTCTATGTGGACCTTGTCACGATCTTGAGCATATAGCTTGGAAATTTAACGAGAGTATTTTAGATGACGAAGAAACTTATCTTAGATATAGAGACCACAGAGCTAGTGAACCGAAACGTGGGGACTATCTGGATGATGGGTACAAAGGACCTGCAGACGAACCAGATCAAGCACTACTTTCCCCTTCATGATTTAGAGGAGATTAAAAATGATCTTGCTGGATATACTCATATTATTGGTCACAATGTTATAGGGTTTGATCTTCCCGTACTTGAGGAGCATCTGGGGTTGGACTTTAGTGGACATGAGATTATAGATACTTTGGTCCTATCTAGACTTTTCAATCCTCAACTAGAGGACGGTCATAGTCTTAAGGCATGGGGTGATCGACTTAAGTCTCCCAAGGGAGACCATGATGATTGGACACAACTGTCCCCTGAGATGATTAAGTACTGCGAAAGGGACTTGGATTTAACCCATCACGTTTATACTACTCTTATTAAAAAGCTTGAGTCATTTACAGGGGAGTCCGTAGAGCTAGAGCATGAGGTACAGAAGATAATCACAAAGCAAGTGGACAATGGTTGGCTTGTGGATCAACGTAAGCTACATGATCTACAGGCCAAACTTAAGGAACGTAAGATGGAACTAGAGGACGAGGTACATGAGAAGTTCATCCCTCTACCTACGTCAACTGAAGAAACTATAGAGCCTGAGTTAATAAAGGGCGGATCACGTTATAAAATCACTAATATTAAGTTCTTAGGTGATGATATGTGCAACGTAGGTGGTCCCTTTACAAGAGTTGATTGGAATGAATTCAACTTAGGTTCTCGTCAACAGATAGCAAGACACCTTGAGTTCTACGGGTGGAAACCTAAGGACTTTACTCCCACAGGTAGACCTTTGGTGGACGAGGAGGTACTTAGTAAGGTGAATATACCTGAGGCTCAGTTAATAGCTGAGTACCTTATGATAGTCAAGAGAGTTGGGATGGTGGACTCATGGCTTGAGAAGACTGAGGAAGACGGAAGAGTACATGGTAGTGTGAATACAATAGGCGCAGTGACCGGGAGAATGACCCATAGTGGCCCTAATGTGGCCCAGGTCCCCGCAAGTTACTCACCCTATGGAAAGGAATGCCGTAGTTGCTGGACAGTCCCAGAGGGTTACAAACTAGTTGGTGTCGATGCGTCTGGGTTAGAACTACGCATGTTGGCACATTACATGAATGATAAGGAGTACACTAATGAAGTCATTAATGGAGACATACACACAGCAAATCAAATCGCTACTGGACTTACAACAAGAGACAACGCTAAAACTTTTATCTACGCTTTCCTCTATGGAGCGGGAGATTCTAAAATCGGGTCTATCGTCGGAGGTTCTAAAAAAGATGGCGCAAGACTTAAAGACGAGTTCCTCCGAAATACACCAGCTTTACGAGACCTACGGGAACGAGTGGAAAGAGTCGTTAATACAAAAGGATATCTTGTGGGGTTGGACGGAAGGAAACTAATCATCAGGTCACCACATGCGGCACTTAATACACTTCTACAGTCAGCCGGTGCAATTATTATGAAAAAGGCATTGACAACATTAGATACATATGCTAAAATACATAATATAGAATACAGATTTGTAGCCAACGTACATGATGAATTCCAAACTGAAGTAGTTAAGAAACAGGCAGAGGAATTTGGTTGGTTGGCAGTGGAGTGTATTAAGGACGCAGGAATTAAGTTTAACATGAGATGCCCCTTAGATGGGGACTACAAGATAGGAACTAACTGGGCAGAAACCCACTAACAAAGGAAGTGATATGACTGAAGAGAAAACATTAGACACATTAGTAGAGGACATTTACACGCTGATGCAGAATAAGAATACTGCCAAGGGTGTTGATACATCAAAGGAGATCGAACGCTTTGGTGAGGCAATGAAGGACCTCATGAAGAAGGAGTTCTTACCTTCTGATCGGAACTACGGTAATGGTAACCTTCGCCTATCCGCCATTGGTAAACCTGACCTACAACAATGGTTCGCTACTAATAAGTACACAGGCGAGAAGATACAACCCAAGACCCTGATCAAGTTCATGTATGGTCATATGATCGAGGAGTTCTTACTCATGCTGGTACGCCTGAGTGGACATGAGGTGACTGACGAACAGAAGAAGGTTTCCGTAGGTGGTATTGATGGACATATGGACTGTAAGATTGACGGTACGGTTATTGACGTAAAGTCCACCACTAATTTTGGAATTAAGAAGTTCCAAGATCGTACCTTAGCCTCTAATGATAGCTTTGGTTATGTCGATCAGTGTAAAGCATACGCCCATGCAGAAGGGGACACCAAGTTTGGTTGGTTAGCTATGGACAAACAGAACGGCACTCTCTCTGTCCTCACATATGACCTTGCCGACAAGGACGATCCTATGTATGAGTTCTACTCAAGTGACATTGAGGAACGTGTTAAACATGTAAAGCAATGTGTCGTAAAGGAAGACCGTCCCTTTCGATGCGACTCGCCTGTGGAGGACGGGAAATCAGGCAACTTAAAACTGCCTACTATTTGCTCGTACTGCAAATACAAGAGACATTGTTATCCAGAAGTGCGAGGTTTCTATACTGGCAGTGGTCCAAAGTTCTTAACTACTGTAGTAAACGCCCCTAAGAATAGAGCCGGGGTGCAACAACCTGAGATTAATTTAGATAAAGGAGAAGTAGACTATGGTTAAAAAAACTGCAATGATCAGACGGACACCGACACGATTAGAGCATTTCATCACCGACATGAATGAGCTTCTTGACGAAGGGTGGGAGTTCGACGGACCAGTCATTTTAAACCAATCGACAGGAGAACTATTCCGTTTCTTTGTTAAGGAGGGTAAACAACCAAAGAGTAAGGCCAGTGCCAAAGCAACCAAAGTACAGGAATAAGTTCGAGGAGGAGTGTGGTAAGGCCTTATCGGGTCTTGCTACCTACGAACCACACAAGGTTCCCTATGTGGTACACAGGGAATACATACCTGACTTTGTAGGTCGATCCAAGAACAACATAGAGACACTTGTTGAGGCCAAGGGGTACTTTAGGGTAGGAGATATTCAGAAGTACAAAGCCATTAGGGACTCGTTACCAAAGAAGAAACAATTAGTATTCATTCTTCATAACCCAAACAAGAAGGTACGTAAAGGTGGAAGGTTAACGATGGCACAATGGTGTGACAAGGAAGGGATTAAGTGGTACACTTTGGAGGACAGTAGAGATGCCTTTAAATAACCAGCAATTCCTAAATAGATTAGCGGTACTGACTGACCCTTCCCTATTATGTGACATACTGGACATCAGTACGGAGGACATCATAGAACGCTTTGAGGACTACATAGAGGACTACATGAAGGTTCTAAGAGAAGCCTATGACGTTGATATTGAAATTGACTATGAAGAGGAAGAAATAGATGGATGATATGTCGGAACCTATGTTTATGTTCCCACCGGACATCTTAGTGGGACGTATGGAGCAGGTGAGGAAACTTGTGGAGACTATGCAGTCACATGCGTTTGCCGCTGAGGAACTAACGTCACTTAGACAGGCAGTAACTCTATTGTTGGACAGTTGTTCTACGCCTGACCCTAAGGACACCCAACTACCGGACAACGTAACCACATTGAAACACTAGACTGGAGAGTTAAATGGTAAGTGCAGTAGAGTACATGAAGAAACAACCCGTGTTGGAACAACAAATAGGTGGTAAGCACTACAAAGATATGGTTATCCAACCCATTGAGTTCATTCATAGGAACAAGTTAGGATGGTGTGAAGGTAACATCGTTAAGTACATATGTAGACATGAACAGAATGGTCAGATAGAGGACCTAGACAAGGTTATCCACTACGCTGAGTTGGCTAAGGAACTTTATTATGATACGTAAGTACTTCTGGAGATCATACCCTGTACGTATGTTTGCCAGAGGGATACATAAACTTGATAACTATCTATGGATAAAACAATGGAAAAGACCATGAGTAAGTATGGACCACAAGTACCTGCCTGTTCAGAGCTACACGCTATGAAGTACAGGCTACCCAATGAATCGTTTGAAGAAGCCAAAGCTAGAGAGGCAGCGGCAATGGGAGATACTGATGAACACAGGAAGAGTTACAAAGACATTATCATGGATCAAAGGTATATGGCAGCGGGCCGTGTACAATCCGCGATGGGGTCTCCAAGGAGTATTACTGCGTACAACTGCTTTGTTTCCGGTAACATCGAAGACTCTATGGACACTATCATGCAACGAGCCAGTGAAGCTGCTGAAACGATGCGTCGAGGAGGTGGTATTGGGTTTGATTTCAGTCGTATTCGCCCTAGTGGTGATCGTATTGTGTCTCTTGGTAGTTCTGCTAGTGGCCCTGTATCATTCATGCAAATCTATGATGCAGTATGTAGTGTCATTGTTTCATCAGGACACCGACGAGGGGCCATGATGGGTGTGCTACGTATAGATCATCCTGACATTGAGGAGTTTATACGGGCTAAGAAGAACGACAACCGCCTAACTAACTTCAACATCTCTATAGGTGTAACTGATGAGTTCATGAACTGTGTAGTTAAGAAACTACCGTTCATGCTTAGGTTTGGTGGTAAAGATTATGGCTCTATCGATGCGTCCATGCTATGGGATGAGATTATGCGTAACAACTGGGACTGGGCAGAACCGGGAGTGATCTTTATTGATCAGATCAACAGAGAGAACAACCTACACTACTGTGAGACTATTGAGGCCACTAACCCCTGTGGTGAGCAACCTCTACCACCTTACGGTGCCTGTCTGTTAGGTAGCTTTAATATGGTTAAGTACGTAACTGTAGTAAACAACCCTTACCTTACTGAAAAAGAGGAGGAGAACTACTTTAACTTCAAACAGCTAAAGGAGGACATCCCTCATGTTGTTCGTGCTATGGACAATGTTATTGATAGGACTGAGTACCCTCTTGATGCTCAGTCTAAGGAAGCAAAGAGGAAACGCAGGATGGGGCTTGGTATTACCGGTCTTGCTAACTGCCTCACTCTCTTAGGGTTCCGCTATGGCTCATCTGATAGTATCAAGTTCATCCGTAAACTTATGAAGACCCTGACGTACACATGCTATGCTGCTTCGTCAGACTTAGCCAAGGAGAAGGGTTCATTCCCGGCATACAAAGAGAAGGAGTATTTAGATGGTGGGTTTATTACAAGACTACCCGAAGACCTCAAGCGTAAGATCAAAGATCAAGGAATACGTAACTCACACCTCATTAGCATTGCGCCTACGGGTACTATTAGTTTCACTGCTGATAATATCTCTAGTGGTATTGAGCCTGTGTTTGCTTTAGAGTATGATCGTACTGTACAGAACGAAGGAGGTACCTCTATCGTACAGATGCAAGACTACGTCTATCGTAACTTCGGTATCAAGGGTGAGACTGTAGCTGACCTTGAACCTATTAACCACTTACATGTACAAGGTGTTGTACAATACTACGTAGACAGTGCAGTATCTAAGACTATCAATGTGGGTGATGACACTACGTTTGATGAGTTCAAGTCTATCTACCACACAGCATGGAAGACTAAGCTAAAGGGATGCACAACCTTCAGACTTGCCGGTAAGAGATACGGCATCATGAATACAACAGAGGAGCAAGAGGGTGCAGCTTGCTTCATAGACCCTGATACAGGTGATAAGGAGTGTGGCCAATGAAGACTTATGAAGTGACTACAAAACAACGTAACACAATGGTGGTTGAAGCGGACGATTTCTCAAGTTACGATGGAGTACTTTCGTTCTCCCGTTACAACGTAGAGAAGCAACGTAACGAGGAGTTCTACTCCATGAACAAGGACGAATGGGTCACTGTTAGAGTGGTTGAGAAAACCAAATGACAAGACCCTGTAAGAAGTGTCCCTACGGTAAGTGTCCTGATTGTCCCACTAGGGAGGACTAGTTTTGAAACCTAAGAAACCTATAGACACTTCCTACTTCACTCTCCTTGGACAACTTAGGCCCAAGGATCAAGCCAAGATCAATGATAAGGTTATATGGGCCGCTATGGAACTTGAATGGGAGGAGCTAGGTAAGTGGTCTGTGGGTACTAAGGCACATATCGAGTCCAGAGCCAAGCAGCTTATCATAGATTGGAAACGTGAGGGGTGGGCCAAGGCGTACAACAGGTTTAAAGTAGCCATTATAGCACAAAAGCCCTCCGTTGAGGAAGGCTCTAAAGAGGCTATACACCCCTTGCCTGATCACATGATCATGGATATGCCAGTCAAGACCACTACGAATAGAGACATACTGACTGAACTGGAGGAATTAGGTACTTTCTTTACTGGTTTTCCCCCTATTCCTGAGTTCCTAAGGCGCTAAAGTGGTAGGGCAAGTACCCATGCTACCTTACCCTACCAGTTTATCCTGAATTATCCTTTAGAAACAAGGGGTAATTTGCCCAAAATAGGGGGTTTAACCTTTTCTATAGTGTTTCGTATGTAGCCAGAAGGACCTACAGAGGTAGCGTTCTCTGGCTATAATACGTTTTAGGAAGGTACGACAGGTCATCTACTTTTCCTTAGCTTCTTATTGTACTTCTTAGCCCCACCAAAGGCCCTTGAGTGTAACGTCCTGCCTATGATGGGTACTGACTTAGCGGTCTTAGTGAAGTCACCCGTCATTAGGGACTGTATCCCTTGGAACACAGGCAATGGTATGTCAGTAAGGTTATCCGCAAAACCAGCTAAGTCCCCCTGCTTAAGGAACTTATCACCTGCGTACTTGTTGACACCAAAGGCACCCGCCAAAGCATAGACAGCGTCCCATCCTAAGTCCTCAGGTTTAATGTCCCTACCTAATATCCAATCCTTTGTCTTGTCCACGCCTAAACCACCGGCTGACATGAAGGCGGCAACCTTACCTGCCTTAGCCATTACCTTAGCCTTAGCTCTTTTACTACCTGCCTTCTTAAACTCCTGATATAGATTACGTCTGACCAAGTCGTACTGCTTAAGGGTAAAGGACTTGAGCATATAGAATATCCTGCCATTAGGGTTGTTCATATAGGCGGCGGGGTACTCACTGTAGGAGATGGGCTGATGCTCAGATAGCTTAGTAAACATATGGAGGTTAGTAAGTTCAGTCTTCTCACCTCTCTGAAGTTGACCTATGATAGTGTCAATTTCAGGACCATATATGTCTCCCCATTTCTCTTTGAACTTATCGACACCTTTCTGAGTGTTCAATTGCTTACTGTACTTTTTCTTAACTGCATTCATTAAGGTCTCTTTACCAAACCTATCTATCTTCTTAAAACCAGTAACCTTAAGGACACTGTTGAGTGTTTTGGAGAACTTACCTGAGTCACCTAGTTCTCTGGCAATACTGTCCGCCATACCTATGTCGTCCAGTTTGAAGTCCTTGGCTTTGAATGCGGCCTTGATGGTATTACCAAACCCATGATAACCCATGATGTTAGTTGTGTCCGCAATCTGTGTTAGGGTGGACATGAAGTCCCCAAGTGTACCTATGTAACCTAAGTTCTTTATACCAATCAATGCACCATGCATCTGCTTCCCGTCACTAGACCACCTAGCACCTAAGACCTTCTGTAGTTCTAATGCCTGATCAGTAGTGAGGTTACCCCTAGCATTCATCTCTTCCACTAGTGTAGAGATAGAGGCGTTTACGTCCATCCCTGAAGCGTCATCAAGATCATCCACCACAGTCTTACCAAAGAACTTCTTACGTTCCACATGGTTAACTGAGGACCTAATGTAGGACTGAAGTGCATGGACAGGGGACTCATAATGCTTCATCAGTTCAACACTTAAGTCCTCAGGTCCCAACATTCTTTGCTTAGTATTCCTAGGCCCTACGTCAGACTTATCAAAGTTCTTCCCCTTGATAACCTTCTCTATAGCTCTATCTCTTTCTGTGTCAGTAAGTTGTCCCACTGTCTTTTTCTTACTTGCGGCTACTTTCTCCAGTTCCTTAGTAAATATGTTTCTTTGTTTGACACCAAGTCCCTTAAGTATACCTTCGTAGCTCTTGACACTGGAGGGGAAGTAGTTCTCTACGTCCACCTTATGACCATTAGCGGCCAACTCCTCACCTAAGTCAGTCAACACTTGCTTAACGTCATCGAATGGACGTATGACCATCCTGGTGGGGCCTGTAGTAGTCTCAAGTAACTGAGGTGCCTTGGCTCTCATCCAACTCTCGGCTGCGTCAAAGTTACCACTACGTAGATAGAAGTTTAATTCCTGTTGGGCTTCCTTAGGTAAAGTGTCCATCTGTCTCATAAAGGGTTCGGTACGTGACAGGTAGCCTTGGGTGTTCTTATGTAGGTCGAACTCAGCCTTCATAAGTCTACCATAGAGTCCATCGTCTATG